GCCGTAGTTTCCACGGGAGCTGCCAGGGTTTGCGAGGTTCTGCAGGATTGCAATGACGTCGATATAGTTTTCAAGATACTGGCTACAGCTACAGCCGTCTCACTGTGCGCGCTGACGTCTTCGGGCGAAGATGCCTCGAGACTCTTTTCTGCATTTCAGGAAGCGGTCGATGATGCTGTCAATAACGCCGCAGATGTCGGCGCTACAAATTGGTCGGGGAAGGGGCATTGATCGTCGACTTTCTTGGCGCAAAGATCGATGCATATGAGACGCTGCTGCAGCTCAGTCGCGAAGACTGCGAACGCGACCTTGCAGAATTCATCCAGCAGGCTTGGCACATAGTCGAGCCGGGAGCAGAATACGTTCACAACTGGCACGTCGATATGATCGCCGAACATCTTTCGGCGATCACTGATCGCCTAAAGTTTGACGACGGATCTTTCTATAATCGCCTGCAGATAAACGTGCCTCCGGGCATGATGAAATCGCTTTTGACTAACGTATTCTGGCCGGCATGGGAGTGGGGCCCTCGCAACATGCCGCACCTTCGATATGTCTGCGCGTCGCACTCGCTCGAAATGGCTATCCGCGATTCAACCAAAATGCGCCGGCTGATCGAATCAGACTGGTATCAGGAACGGTGGGGTGATCGCGTTAAGCTCACCAAAGACCAGAACCAGAAAACCAAGTTCGAAACGACGGCAACCGGCTTCCGGCAGGCAATCGCCGCCGGGTCAATCACGGGCGCCAGAGGCGACCGGGTGATCATCGACGATCCTCACAGTGTCGAAGGCGCCAACTCGGATCAGCAGCGAGCGACAACCATTCAATGGTTCCTCGAGGCGGTCCCGACGCGACTAAACAAGCCGAGCGAATCGGCAATCGTGGTGATCATGCAGCGTTTGCATGAGGAAGACGTGTCCGGCGTGATCCTCAACAAGGGATTGGGATATGATCATATCATGCTTCCGATGCGCTACGAGCCGGGGCGAGCACAGCCAACTATGCTCGGCATCGAAGATCCGCGAACCGAAGAAGGCGAGCTTCTTTTTCCGGCTCGTTTTCCCGAGGCTGTCCTCGCTAGGGATGAGCTCGCTATGGGGCCCTATGCGACCGCTGGCCAGTTTCAGCAAAGCCCGGAGCCGCGCGGCGGCGGCATCATCAAACGCGATTGGTGGCAGGTCTGGGACCAGCCGTCCTACCCTCCATTCGATTACGTGATCGCTGCGGTAGATACCGCCTACACGACCAAGAGCGAGAACGATCCTTCGGCCATGACTGTCTGGGGCGTCTGGAAGGGCGGCGATCAGACCGCATCAATAACGCGCTCGCCCGGCCCCGACGGTCAGATGACTGTCCTCAACAGGCAATACAAAGAGGAGCATCCGCGATGCATGCTCATGTATGCGTGGGCGGAGCGTCTCGAGATCCACGAGCTCATTGAGCGCGTCCAGGAGACGATGGACACGTATGGCGTCGACAAGCTTCTCATTGAGAATAAGGCCAGCGGCTACAGCGTTGCGCAGGAGATTCGGCGCGTCTATGGCTACGACGACTTCGCGGTCCAGCTCGTCGACCCCAAGGGGCTCGACAAGGTGGCGCGCCTGTATTCTATCCAGCACATATTCGCCGAGGGGCTGATTTACGCGCCAGATCGGTCATGGGCCGAGGCGGTCATCAATCAGGCGGCGCAATTCCCCCGGGGCAAGCACGACGATCTCGTCGACACCACAAGCCTCGCCCTGAAGCATTTGCGCGAGATCGGATTGCTTGTCCGAGGGCCTGAATGGACGGCGGGACTGGATGAGAGTAGAATGCACACGGGAGCGCCGCCTGCTCCTCTCTATCCCGGCTGATAACGATATGATTCACGCGAGCGCTGTTGTTGATGTCATCGAGCCCCCGCCGCCGCACGGCAAGGGGCTCGGCAAGTTCAAGGTCGAGGTCTGGGGCAAGGAGCCCCATGACTACGTCCGGGTTTACGAGATATTCGCCAGCAACGATGACGCTGCGGCCCGCGAAGGGCTCGACCGATTTGTCGAGGACGTCTCCGCCATCCTGTCGGAAGGACAGCCGTCATGAACTTCAGCATGGCGTTGGATCGCATCAAATGGGGCATGCCCATGACGCGGCTGGCGTGGGATGATCCGGCCACATACGTCTACAGGCTCAACCCGCCAAACGAAGATCAGATCAACATCAAATACAGCTTTGGTGTCGATAAGGCATGGTCTCCGACGGTCGCCGATATCATGGCGACGGATTGGGCCGACACAGTCAGAGGAAATGAATAATGGCCATGACGCCCGGTCTCTCGCCCTCTATCCGTCACATGCCGGAGGAGCCGCCGGCGGGTCTCGCCAGCCTCGAGGACATTCTGGTCGAAATCGAGCAAGGGCACGACAAGCCCGAAACCGATGATCAGGGAAACATCCTGCGGATTGAGCACGACGACGGGTCGGTCAGCGTCTCCATCGACGGGCGCCCGGTCGAATCTGCCATGGGCGACGATAACCCTGACGGTTGGTTCGATAATCTGGTCGACAAGATCGACAGTGGCGAGCTGGCGCGGATTGCAGACGACCTCATGCGCGGCGTCGATGACGACCTTGCGAGCCGCAGCGACTGGATTGAAGATCGCGCGCAGGGCATCAAGCTGCTGGGCCTGAAGGTCGAGATCCCCGGCCTTCAGGGCGCCTCCGACGGGGCGCCTGTCGAGGGCATGTCGAAGGTGCGCCATCCGTTGCTGCTGGAGGCGGTCCTTCGCTTTCAGGCGAATGCGCGCAGCGAGCTGCTCCCGACCGATGGGCCTGTGAAGGTCAGGACGGAGGGCTCTGGCGATGCGATCAAGACCGACGAACTGGCCGACGCTCTGCAGTCAGACCTGAACCATTACCTGACTGTGACCGCCAAGGAATATTACCCTGACACTGACCGCATGCTGCTCATGCTGGGTTTCGGGGGCACGGCCTTCAAGAAAGTATACTTCTGCCCGTTGCGCGGGCGGCCGGTCAGCGAATCGGTCGACGCTGACGACTTGATCGTCAATAACGCAGCGACCGACCTCAGCACGGCAAAGCGAATCACGCACCGGCTGAACCTGAAGGCCTCGACGGTGCGGCGCCTGCAGATCCTCGGCGTCTACCGCGACATCGATCTTGGCACGCCGATGTTCGAACAGAAGGACGCCGTCCAACGCGAGAAGGCTGACCAGCAGGGCATGTCTGCGGAAGCGCGCAATCCTGAGGATCGGGATCGCGAGATCTACGAAATCTGCTGCGAGCTCGATATCATCGGCTTCGAGCACAAGTATCGCGGGAAGATAACGGGACTCGAGATCCCGTATCGCGTGACAATCGACAAGAGCTCCCGGGAGGTTCTCTCAATTGTGAGGAACTACGATGAGCCTACCGGAGAAGAGGGCGACGAGCTGCCTGAAGCTCGGACTAATTTCGTCAAGTATCAGTTTGTTCCTGGTATGGGTTTTTACGATATTGGTCTACTTCACATTTTGGGTAATACCACGAACGCGGTTACTGCGGCATGGCGAGAAATGCTCGATGCCGGCATGTATGCGAATTTTCCGGGGTTCCTGATGGCGGACACCGGCGCCCGCCAGAACACAAACATCTTTCGAGTTCCTCCCGGTGGCGGTGCGCTGGTGAAGACCGGTGGCCTCCCGATCAGTCAGGCCGTCATGCCGCTTCCCTACAAAGAGCCCGGCATGGCGCTGATGAACCTTGTCACGAACATGGTCGAGACGGGGCAGCGCGTCGGCACGACGAGCGAGCTGCAGGTCGGCGAAGGGCGCGACAACGCGCCCGTCGGCACCACGCTGGCGCTCATCGATCAGGCGACCAAGGTCCTGAACGCCGTTCATAAGCGCATGCATGTCTCGCAGGCTCAGGAATTCGAGCTGCTCGTGCGCTGTTTCCGCGAGCACCCCGAATCGTTTTGGCGCAAGAACTGCAAAGCGAAGCGCCAATGGGACGAGGCCACGTTTATTGAGGCGATCAACAACTGTGACCTCGTCCCCCAAGCCGATCCGAACACAGCGAGCCAGACGCAGCGCCTGATGAAGATCATGGCGCTGAAGCAGCTACAGGCAGCCAACCCGTCGATGTATGACGCGAAGGCGATTGACCTCGCCGCATTGCGCGCGATGGGCTGGAGCAACCCAGAGCAGTTTCTGTCTCCGCCGGAGCAGGAGAGCCAGATCCCGCCAGAGATGCAGAAGGTCATCGAGGAAATCAAAATCCTCAAACAGGAGGCGGACGCGAAGAGCATGGTCGCGCAGGCCTCCGTCGAGGAGGCGCGCGTCGAGGGGCAGGCGCGCATGCTCGACGCCGAGACCAAGCGCATGCTGGCAGAAGCGAAGTTGACCGAGGCGCAAGGCAAGTCCGGTGCGCCGGCTCCTGCTGATGCTTCCCGGGACATCGACGCCGAAGCGAAGATGATGGACGCAGAAACGCGCCGGCAGGAGCTGGAGCTAAAGGCGATGAAAATGGGTGTCGACGTCCAAAAGATGCGGGATGATTCCGAGCATCGAGAGGCGGACCGGGTCGTCGACATCCACCACAAAAAGATGGATCGTCAGAGCAAAGCGGCGATTGATATCGCCAGATCGCTGCAGGCGCAGAGCAAGCCGGAGACTGAATAATGGGCAGCATCATCGACCGCGCTCTGAACCTGATCAACGACAATCTGAAGGACCAGACGTCGTCGTTTCAGGTGTCCTCGCCAATGGCGGCCGGCAAGTCTATGGCGCGCGGCGGCCATGTCCTCGAGGACGACTACCCGTCGCACTATCTCCCTGGCGTTGGCCGACAGGTGATGGCGAAGGGTGGTCAGACAAAGAAGGGTTTTGAGGGGCGCGTATCAAAGAAGCAGCCGGTTGCCGGTCCGACTTCGTGGGACGAAGTCCCGACGATCAATCCAAACGATCTTGTCGGTAAGAAGATTTTCCCGATATTTGCGGACCTGACAAAGACCGGCGATCCTTTTATGGGCATTGATGCCAGTCAACTGAAGAAGGGTGTCCCTCTTCGTGGTGGCCCGGGCTATCCGTTAATTGCCGAAAATGTCAAGCACGGCATTGCGTGGGCTGTAGAGGGCAAGGGGCGCGGAACGGCGAAGCTCAACAAAGATGCTGACTATGCCGTCGTTATGGCAATGAATCCCGATACGCACAAGTCGAACGCGACATTCTCGCGCGCGCTTATAGGAAACATGCAGGCATATGTGCGCGATGGCAGATTGTCTGATGAAAATCGGCAAAAGCTAAACGACATGGTGCGCGAGCCGGGA